CTCAGTTCCTTTCTGATGGATAAATTGTCTGGGCGTCCTTTCATACTGATCTAGTAAGGTTGGATGACCGCGCAATTCGTAACGCGCCAACGCATCAGCAAGTAAGCCTACTGCAGTTGTCTTGCCATGACCTGGATCGCCCTTGAATAACACACTAAGAGGCTCAACCCTGTCTTTAGGTTCAGTAATTCTCATAGCATCCAGTTTAGATAACATGCCTTGTAGAGCATAAAAATGCTTTGACAACAGGTTACCTAGAGTTTTCTGTCCGGCTTCTTCAAAACTGCTCGCCAAATTCACTCCATTCAAGACGTGTTGTTGTAAGTCAGCGAAGCCTTTTTCAGACACGTCGAGCGTGAAAGATTTGTCCTTAGTGAGAAACTCATTAGTCCTCATCATCCAACGATGATATTGATCATCTAAGGCAGCCGCGAATTCGAATTCAAGGCCAAAGTAAGCTGCGCACGATTGCATAATTGTAGCGAAAAAGTTTGTAATAGAAGTAATCAAGGCTTCAGCTCCTTTAGAAACACTAGGAATGGCTTTAAGAGCTGATATTACCTCAGGCTTCTTTTTGATGTCTACTCCCAAGCCACAGTAAACTGAGGCGAGCAATGTTATAACATCACTGGTCATCTGATTTTTGAATGGGGTTTCATACGGATGGGTGTTGTCAGGGCCATAATGGTCAATGCCCATGTCCCGTTCAAAAACTAAATGATCTTGTACTTTTGCAAAGTCGAACTCCTCATTATCTGTGGTAGTCACAAATCGGTCCTTGTTCTCATCCACAAATCCTCTATCAGACCAATAATCTTCAAGACATTGCATGATGCGGGCCCAAGCGCCTGACACTGCCAAGCCCAGCACGAACGTGCCTACTAGTCCAGCTACCACTATGATAGTCTTCGCTATTGCTTGTGGAATCCACGGTTTAAGTATCACAACTAAGACGCAGAACACAAGAGGGAACGACACATACGCAAACTTAACTGCGAACTTAAACAATCTTTTCATGGCTTCAGCCACCTTGGCCATTGCACTAGATATGTTAGATATAGTGCTAAACACAGGAGACAACAATTGTTCAAGTCTTTCAAAGAAAGGCAAGGCCTGTTGGACGGCTTCTGTTGTTTGACGAATGCTTTCTGAGTTTTGTTTAACAGAACTCGACAGCTCATCAACTATAGCATCAACCTTATTGACCACTACCTTTGAAGTTTCTACTGTTTCTTTTACGCCGTTAACTATTTCAGGGGTCTTGGCTAGGGCGTCGTTCAAATTCGAAACGGTCGTCCTAAGACCAGCCATCATTTGATTACGGCTAGGCCCAGAATCTGAAGAATCCATTCCTAAGAACTGGCCTATCCTCGCTTGATGCTTCATAGCGCCATATTCCCGAACAGGGATGCCCAATCCCAAATCAAATGGGCCATTAAGCTCCCATTCTCGGAATTTTACAGCATGCTCATTAGACGCTAATGTGAATTCACACTCATCTCTATGTACATTCTTAGAGGATATAGCGTATCTTATCCAGTTATACAATGACATAGAGTGGCAGCGATAAATCAGATTTGAAGTCAACATTACGACGCGTTCGCTTCTAGTGTAACCAGCCTCCAGAGAAAATTCAAGCTGGCCATACCAAAAGAAAACTTTTAGTCTTTGCAAAGTTTTAAAGAACTGATCATATGTAACGGGCCTATCTAAGGACAGAGTCGAACAAACGGGCTCTGTGCTCAGTATAGCCTTAATGCCCGCCATTTGACACAGCGTCGCATACACGTGCGTCGATTTAAAGTCACGAGCAATTCGGGCACTATCAGGCAAACTATCCACAGTGTCTATACTGAACTTAGACAAACCTTCTAAGAACGCAGAACGACAGAAGGCATCTGACTGTGGCACATCCCAATTCCTGAGTTCCCCTCGGAACTCACTAAACCACTTACTCTCAAAATCGCCTCGATTACAGAAATCTACGACTGTTTGCACTAAAACTCTAGTGATAGCAGAATTCATTTCAGTAGATGGATTCATTGTGAAGTAATGGTTTTGTAACGGGCCGAGCGCTACGATTGCGGCAGGTAAGATTATAAAGCGGAAAAGCGAAATAAAACTCGGTGCACGTATAGACTTATAAGCGTTGCGCCCTTGTTCCCATTGCCTATGGGGGGGTGGGTGGCGACCCTAGAGGTACGAGGGTGGCCCCCTGTGTCAAAGCTCTATCAACTGACAAAGAACAATTAGAAGGCGGACATGTATCGTACCAAGTTTCTTTATGGCCGTTTTACACAATCCGTTGTCTCCAGATATTAATTGCTAGTTGGAAACTATAGACGAGGGGCCGTAAGTTTCACGACGGGGAAACCACACCAAGGAAGACGATTGCCGGCGTCTAACCTAGTGAAAATACCGTTTTCGTCGGCGTTATATCCGCCGCCCACAGTTTCTATAGTTATTACAATAGATGATCAGCTTTTGCAAACAAAATACGTGTGTTGGCTCGACCTAACTACTATCATGAATACTATGAACTCCGATGGAAAGGTTAGTGGGGCGTAACTCTCCAATAATCTCCCAGCGGGTGTGTGGGGACACCACACATCCACCGTCCTATGGGAATCTGAATAGACATGAAGATTTACGCTCGATACGTGCGTATTGCAC